TAGCTACCATGACAACAGCTTATGAAGATGCGATTAATCGTATGGAGGAGCTTGATATTGCTAACAAAGTTAAAGCATTAACAGACTCCATGGCAGGTTCTATAACTAGTATGATTATGAATATCGGACAAGGCACTAACTCACTTAAAGATTCAGTTAAAGACATGGCAAGAATTGTTCTTGCAGAATTTATTAAGATTAAAGTTGCACAGCCTATGGCTCAAGCTATGGCAGGAGCATTCAACTTCTCAAGTTTCTTTAGAGCTGATGGTGGTACTGTAACTGGAAACAAGCCTTATATTGTAGGTGAGCAAGGCGCTGAAGTATTCGTTCCTAATAAGACAGGTACAATCGTACCAAATGATGAACTAGGTGGAGGTGGTACTGGTGGTGAGAGTAACGTAAACGTAAGTTTCAATATCACAGCTAACGACACAACAGGATTTGATGATTTATTAGACTCACGTAGAGGAATGATTGTGGGTATTATTAATCAGGCAATGAACGATAGAGGAATGACAGGAGTGACTTCATAATGGCATATCCAACTACACCCGTATTTCAGTCGGTGAACCTAAAGTCTAATGATAAGACTCTAACATCACAAACTGTAAACGGTAGAACACAATCAAGAAAACTAGCAAGTCAGTATTGGGAATTCTCAGCTAAATACCCACCTATGACCCAAGCAGACTTTATGCCTGTATATGCTTATGTAATGAAGCAACAAGGTCAGTCAGAAACATTCACAGTGAGAATCCCTGTATTAGAAGACGCTAGAGGCACAGCATCAGGTACGTTTAAAGTAAATGGCGCTAAGTCAGCAGGTCAAACTACAATTGTGGTTGATGGAATTACAGGAACTATCGTAGAAGGTGACTTAATCAAATTTAGCCATGATAAGGTCTATATGGTCGTTGGTCATACCGAAACATCAAGTAACACGACATCTATCGATATACAGCCACCTCTGCGCTCTAATGTAGCAGATAACGAAACAATTACCTACGATAACGTAGAGATGAAAGTCAGACTAAGAAACGACATACAATCTTTCGGTCTTGGTAATAACGGATTAATTAGTTACGAAGTAGATTTCATTGAGGCTCTATGAGTAGAAGCATACCCTCGTCATTACTGACAGTATTAGATGACGATTCAATCAATATGTGTCATTTGTTGGAGATACACTTATCATCAACATCTTATCTAACTGACGCAGGACAAGATATTAGTTACAACAGTAATTCTTATGTAGCCAGTAGCCACTTCCTTAATGTTCAAACAGTTAAGGAATCGTCAGAATTACGAGTTGGTTCAACTAAGTTAGTTTTATCAGGCGTAGAACAATCATTTATATCTTCATTTTTATCATCAGGTTATGTCTCAAGACAAGTTAGAGTATTAAGGGTATTCTTAGATGGGAATAACGCTATTATTGGTAGCCCTGTACTAATTTATGATGGTCGCATTAACGGATACAATGTTAAAGACACGCAAGATACTTCAGTTGTTGAATTAGATATAGCATCACATTGGTCTGATTTTGAAAAGCGTTCAGGTAGAAAAACCAATAGCAATTCACAGTCGTTATTCTTCACAGGGGATTTGGGCTTCGACTTCTCGGCAAATATAGTTAAAGACCTGAAGTGGGGTAAATCCTAATGTTTGAATGGCTTGTAAGTTTTGTAGTGTCTGCTGTTATATCGTGGGCGTTGTCTCCTGACCCTGAAGATGTAGAAGAGCAACAAGACGGTGTTTTATTAAACAAACAGAGCAACATTGCTCAAATACCTGTCATTTATGGCAATCGTAAGGTCGGTGGAACTAGAGTATTTGTTGAGACTAGTGGTGCAGATAATGAATATCTTTATATTGCTTTAGTCTTATGTGAAGGTGAAATTCAAAGTATAGGTAACGTATGGATTAATGACGTTCTATCAACAGATAGTAAGTTTAGTGGTTTAGTTACTATTAACAAACACTTAGGTACTGATAGTCAGACAGCAGATACAACCCTTACAAGTGCGCCTAGTTGGACTACAAGCCACAGACTTAGAGGTGTTGCTTACTTAGGTATTAGATTGAAATGGGATAGAGAGGTGTTCGGCTCAATCCCCACTATTCAGGCAGATGTACTTGGTAAGAAGGTGTATGACCCTAGAAATAGTAGTACAGCGTATTCACAGAATCCTGCTTTATGTTTGTTAGATTATATGACTAATTCTCGTTATGGTAAAGGACTATCGAGTTCAGTATTTGAATCAGATTATGCGTCATGGAAAACCTCAGCAGATATATGTGACATCAATGTAACGCCTTATAGTGGTGGTTCTACAATAGATACATTTTCTTGTAATGTAGTAATTAATACAGACAAAACCCTTATGGAGAATATAAAGGTGTTTATGTCTGGTATGCGAGGAATTGTTCCTTATACACAAGGTGTTTATAAGTTGATTATTGAGGCTTCAGGAACAGCAACATTTGCCTTTACTGAAAACCATATTATTGAAGGCATTAGTTTTGAAGGTGAAAAGAGAAGCAATAGATACAATAGAGTAATTGCTACATTTACTAACCCTGATAAGAATTGGCAAGAAGATACTGTTGAGTATCCTGATGCAGGTAGTAGTGAGTACACAACTATGTTATCTGAGGATGGTGGCTTTGAATTAGAGTCAAGAGTAGCACTCCCAACTATTACAAATGTATATCAAGCTAAATACATGGCTCAATCAATCTTAAAGAAATCAAGAGATGGAATAAGGTGTTCTTTTTTATCTACAGCAGAGGCTTTACAAGTAGCTATAGGTGATATCGTTAGTGTTACTCATAGCACCCCTGCTTGGAACGCTAAACCCTTTAGAGTGATGGAGTTGTCTTTAAAAGACGATGGAAATGTTATTGTAGTGTTGTCAGAACATCAAAATACTTTCTATGCGTGGTCATCAACAACTGAAGTACCGAGTTATCCTGATACTAACTTACCTAACCCTTATAGTGCTTCAGCACCAACAGGTCTATCTATATCAAGTGGTGAGAATTACCAAGTAACAAACAATGACGGTTCAACAAGCCCTAGAATCTATGTGACTTGGACGGCATCTAATGATAGCTTTGTTGATTACTATGTTATTCAGGCAAGGGTAGCAGGTGGAACACCTACTGAGAACGCTTGGGATATAGAACACACAACAGACAGCTCACCTTTATACATATCAGGTGTCGCATCGGGTACAACTATTGATGTAAGAATCAAGGCTGTAAATGCTATGGGTGTTTCATCTTCATGGGTTCAAGTAGACAACCATGCTATTGCTTCACTAGTTGGCGGTGGTGCAGGTGGTGTAACTACATTCTCTCAAACATCAGCACCTACAGCAGACTTAGAAGTTGGTGATTTATGGTTTGATACAGATGACAGTAATAAGATGTATCGTTATGAAGGTTCACCTACTCCTGCTTGGATTGCTAAAACTGGAACAATGGCAGGGATTGATGTACCTACTACACTATCAACAATAACACCATCAGCAGGAACGCTAACTTCAGGAACACTACAAGTGGGGTCAGGCGGTATTAATATTATTGGTGGTACGGTAGGTGGCTCTAGGCTAGAGATAGATAACGAAACATTGAGCGTGTATGACGGCTCAACCCTGCGCTTAAAAATAGGGAAACTATCATGAGTTATGGTTTCCAAATATACGGTGATGATGGCTCGTTACAGTTTGACCACAGTAGCGTAGCACTAATGTTGCATGACTCTTTTGAAGTGACAGGAACGTCAGCATATAGCAAGTCTTATACATGGGCTAATGATGTAAATTCAGCCTTTTTAGTTATTGAGACTTCCTTAGATAATACGCCTGATTTTATGTTTAATGTATTTCCTAACTACGGAGCAACAGTAACAAAGAATACAACGACTAGAACAGTCACAATAACAGGAACGCCTTCATATACAAATGTAGGTAAATCAGTAGGCTCATGGAGTACCTACGTTAGTAATTGTAAGATGAAATTTTTGGTGTATGTAGAATGAGTTACGGAATGGAATTTATCAATGATGATGGTATCCGAGTCATTGGTAAGGAAGAAGATAACCTAAGGTTTATTAGCAAGGTAACTAGCTATACGACCTCTGTTTATAACTATATGTACTATTTAACATTTACCGTGACCTCTACAGAGTTTCCAATTGTTTACTTATATATTCCTTATGATGATGTAGGTACTTGTTCAGATACAGCATATACAGACCATACCACTTGCCTTTTAGGTGGTGGTAGTTGGACTTGGACTAATAATAATGAGAAAAATTTTGGTGCGGTTCATAATATTTATAACACATCAGGTAACACATGGAAGGTAACTGTTATCGGTGGGATGGGTGGTTATGCTAAAGACGCTTGTCTTTATGTTTTTAATACAGTAGGCTCTACCGCTTCGTCAGATACTTATGGTTTTAGAACTTATAAAGCAGACGGAACGACTTTGGCTTTTGATAGTGGATTTACACCTTTACAAGCAAGATGGGGCGCTGAGTTTACAAGTTTGTCATTCGGAACATACGGTATGACAGGGAAGTCATTTACCACAGGTGATTGGTCAACGAGAAGTGTGAGCAAACCTGCTTTTAATTGTAGTATTAACAATATGGCTTATACGAGATGGTGTGCAGGGTTTTGTTTTGATGGTGATATGTATTGGTATATGTTGTATTACAGGATGTATATGTCAGTCACTTCAGATGGTGTAGCTATTTGGTCAATTTCACCTTCAGGTAGGGGCTACCCAAATCTTGATTATGTTACGACAAATAATTCTTGTGATTGCTCAGTATCGCCCTTTGCAGGTACGGCTGGTGCTTGGTATGCCTACACTAAAACATTACCTTTTATTGATGGAGCAGATTATGACTAGATTGTTAGAGGATAGCGTAGAATTAGAACAAGAATTTGAAGGGTTTATAGATTTTGAACCTGTAGAACCTACAGAAGAAGATATACAAAAAGCAAAAGAAGAATCAGGAGAATAATATGGCGTATTACAACACAATTAAATTAGTATCAGGTGATGACCTCCCTGAGCTAAATATTACGCTACGAGATAGCAATGAAGCAGCGACAGGTGCTACCTTGGATATTACAGACCCGTCAACTTGGAATCCGATTGACTTGACTGCCGTATCCGCTGTAAGAATTAAGTTTAGAGCAGTTGGCTCAACTACATTGACATCAACAGTAGCCTGTACACTTGTAGCACCACTAACTGATGGCATTGTTAATATGTCTTGGGGATTGACAGACCTAGACGGCATTAGCGGTGATTACGAAGGTGAGATTGAATTAGAATACTCAAGTGGCAGATTCTTATCTGTGCCTGACCTATTGAAGTTTGACGTAAGAGCAGGATTCTAAAATGGCTATCAGAGCGACAATTACAGTTGTTCGGGCATCAGCAGAACCTACTTATGTGGCGCTATCTGCTAGTACGACTAATGTAAACTTAGAAGCAATAGCTACACTTAACTATGATTATAAGAATCAATACTTTTACGATACATCAACTCTAAGTGAAGTACAGTTTGTATTAGTTGAAAAGAATTTATCTGAAACCCTGACTATTGATGAAACAGTCGGTTTGGATTACAGTAAACCTAACGTAGAAACACTGGCATTAGTTGAGACGTTTGTTAAAGCGGTCACATTCAACAGGTCGTTTACAGATGCCTTTACATTGGACGACCTAAGTCAGATAGACAAAGACTACTTTGGTGCTAAAGGCAATGTAGCGTTTATGACTGATATTATCGGTCTTGACCAAGAAAAGGTATTATCTGACAGCTACACTGTAGCCGATGTAGTCACTATTGCTGTTAATTACATAAGACCATACGCTGACAGCTACACATTGGCTGATGAATCAAGTTTCACGTTTGTTAAGAATGTGGAAGATGCTATCACTTTAGACGATACATCACTAATCAATAAAGACTTTGATAATCAGAGTCAAAACACATTTGGTTTTACTGATTTACTAGGTAACGATTTTGGTAAAGTATTAGTAGAGAATATATCGCACTTGGATGAAGTATCTATCCTTCAGGGCTTAAACAAGTCTGATTCTACCACTTTATCAGATACATACGAAAGAGAGCTAAATAAGGCAATATCGGACGCATTTACACTAGATGACAGTGCTTTAATTGACAAAGACTACTTTGGAGATAAAGGAAACGTCTTAGGCTTTAGTGATGTGCTTAGTTATGATGCAAGTAAAGAATTAACAGACGGAATAGCATTAGTTGAATTAGTAGGGTTTGTGTTAAATCACCCTGTAGAAGATTCGTTCACAATTAGCGATGAAAGCATACTTCATGCTGCTCTAGGTCGCACAGAAACTATAGGAATTTCAGAGTCTTACATAAGAAGCATTATTAAGAACCTTACTGATGGTTTAGCGTTAGACGATACAACTCTAGTAAACAAAGATATCGACTCAACCAAGGGCAATATTATTACCTTTGGTGATGTTGTTGATATTGCGTTACAAAAAGTGAGAGAAATTGCTGATAGCTACACCTTTACAGATGAATCAAATAGACAAATAGACAAAGGTATCGCTGAGAGTTTAGTATTTAGTGAATTGGTTGATATAGCGACTAACTATAACAAAGCAATATCAGATACATTTGTTTTAGATGATAGCGCCTTAGTAGATAAAGATTACTTCGGGAATAAGGGGAATGTTGTCGGGCTTAGTGAAGTTGTATCACAATCATTAGGCAAAGAGATAACAGACAGCACCTCGGTATCAGATGTTTATGATGTGTTGATGACTAAGATTCTTGTAGAGTCACTTACTTTAACCGAAACAATAGAATCAGCACTCAACAAGACACTGACTGATACGCTAACCCTGACAGACGGAGCTAGTATAGATTTTGCTTCAGGTGAAATTAGTTACGCTATAAATACATTTACACTAAACAATTTCTTGCTAAATGGTGGTATAGGAGAGGCAGAAAATTTGCTGGATTCATCTACACTTATTGATGTTTATGGTTTACAATTAGTAAAAACTTTATCTGACGGTTTTACGTTAGATGATTCCGCCTTAATTGACAAAGATTACTTTGGAGATAAGGGCAATATAGTAGGGGTTTCAGACCAAGTTACCGTAGATTATTATTACGGTGGGTTGTTAGGACAAAGACCTTTAAATACAATGTCATTTAACTAGGAGAACGACAATGATTAACGATAACTTAGCACTAACAGGTGCATTAACAATAGCAGTAAACAATGAAGTAGTACAGGAAACTAACAATCTTGTAGTAACAGCAGGTAAAAACTGGGTAGCTGACCGTATGGCTGATGCTAATACAGTAATGACTCACATGGCTATTGGTACAGGTACAACAGCAGCAGCAGCAGGTGACACAGCGCTTGGTACAGAATTAGACAGAAACGCCCTAACTACTTCAGGTGGTACTGTTACATCTAACACTATTCAATATGCTTGTACTTGGGCTGCAGGTGATGGTACTGGCGCAGTAACTGAAGCGGGTATTTTTGACGCTTCTACAAGTGGTGATATGCTTGCTCGTACTGTATTCTCAGTAGTAAACAAAGGCGCATCTGACTCTATGACTATCACTTGGACTATCACAGTATCTTAATAGCTATCTAATCAAAGGAGGACAGCTATGTCTGTTAAGTTTAGTAACAATGCGGTCACTACACTGACCACAGGTATTTCTGTCGGAGCTACAAGTTTTACAGTGTCCTCCGCTTCTTTATTCCCAGCTTTGGCTGGAGGCGATTGGACGTATGTAACAATTGGCTCAGAGGTTATAAAAATAACAGCTATTAGTGGCACTACATTCACTTGTGATGCTACATCTGCCTCACACTCTACAGGCGATAATGTAGAACTGCGTATGACAGCCGAACTCTTAAATGATTTCGCTGAAGATACAGAAGCACTACCTATTAGTGGTGGCGCTTTAACGGGTGCAGTAACAACAACCTCAACCTTTGATGGAAGAGATGTTGGTACAGATGGTACTAAGCTAGACAATATTGAAGCAAGCGCTGATGTGACAGACACAACTAATGTTGTAGCTTCATTGACAGCAGGTACTAATGTTGCAATTTCAGCTGGTGGTACGATTAGTTCAACTGATACTAATACTACTTATTCGGTTGGTGATAACGGATTGACTCAAAAGAATTTCACTACCACGCTTAAGTCTAAACTAGACGGTATTGAAACGTCAGCAGACGTAACTGATACCACTAACGTAGTAGCTTCTCTTACAGCGGGAACGAATGTTACTATCTCAGCAGGTGGTACTATTTCATCTACTGATAACGATACCACTTATTCAGTAGGAGACGGTGGTCTTACAGCTAAGAACTTTACGACTACGTTAAAGACGAAATTAGACGGTATTGCTACTTCAGCAAACAATTACACACACCCTACAGGTGCAGGTAATCTACACGTTCCAACAGCAGGTACAGTTGGTCAGGTATTGACTAACACTGCTAGTGGTACTGGTACTTGGCAGGATGCTGCTAGTGGAACGCCAGAGGGTACATCAATTTTATCTACGGGTGAAACTGGTGGTACTAAATACCTAAGAGAAGATGGTGACGGTACGAGTTCTTGGCAAGCAGTAGCAGGTGGTGGTGGTATTGGTTCATT